AAGCGATAAAGTACGCGTTGGTACCTTGGCTGTTGGGAGCGCCACCCGCGAGGTTGATCGGGCGAAGCCCGAACGCACCGGAAGAGTTAGGCATAGACGTTGCTCCTTATCAGTCGGACGATTTTCGTCCGCCAAAAGATACCCTGCTTTGCCGCTGTTGACTGATCGGCATCGAAGGGTGTTGCTCTTTCATCAAGTCCTGATCCACAGCCGTCATTTGTTCGCGGGTCCGGTTCCCGTAATAATCGGTTCTTTCTTGGGCTGTCTCGACAGGTACACGAGTCAGGATCAGGCCGCCGTTACCAATGACACCGGCATGCTTGCCGTCTTCAATGGTAGGAGCTTGGTATTCCGGGTGGTCTTCCGCGCGTACGGGCTCGTAGCCCTGACGCAGTCGGTTGAACACGTTCCCTTTGTCCTCTTCGCCTCGAATCGAAGCGCGAATCCACCGGTGCTTGTAGCCCTCAGGGGCAGCAGGTGCATCCAGAACACTGGGCGGAGCCCAAGGCTTGCGGCGAGTTTCTTTCTCGCGGGTATCAGCAGTGCGGGGTGTGCGGTCCATGTTCTCAATCCTTCACGTACTTGGCGTATTCTTCCAACGGGACGTTTAGCCGTTTCGCGATGGCGACTTGAGATGGCGTCAGCCTCACTGTTCGGCGCTCCTGAGCGGTACTGCGGGACGCGGAGGAGCCAGCAGGTGCGACCTGACTTCCACCACCCGGTTTTTTGGCCGCGAACTTATGAGGAAACTCCGTCCTAAGCCGCCGGTCGATCTCAGTATAGTACTCATCGCTCGTCGGGTCAAACCCCTCGTCTTCGACGAGTGTCTGATGGATGGCGATAGCCGAGGTGGTCAGGATGCGATCCTCTCCGAACCACTTGTTCTTCTCGGCCCACGTCTGCGCTTTGGGGTCGGGCTTTGGCGCGACCGGGGCCTGAGCCACCTGCGCGGCGGGCTGCTGCGTCGGGGCTACCGCCTGCTTGGGGGCAGCCTCAGACTTCTGCTTGGCCGTCGCGTAGCGCTGCTTTTCCAAGACAATCTTGGACAGGTCTTCTTGCGCCTTGAGCATGGCATCGGAGTCGCCGCTCTCATAGGCTGCCTTGTAGGCCTGCTTGACAGCGACCTCTTGCGTCTCAAGACGCGCGCCGTACTCAGACAGATAGCCTGTGTCCAAGGCCTGAACCCGGCTGCGGAGCTGCTGGTTTTCCTGCAGCAGCCGCTGGGCCATACGGGTGGCCTCTTCGCGATCCCGCTCTTCCTTGCGGTACTTCTCGGTCAGCCGCTTGATCCGAGACTGGACCTTGCTGCTATAAGACTCGAGTTCGTCGTCCCCATCAGGGGCCCGCGACTCTTGGCCTGAGCCAGAAGAGGCCGAGCTCTCGGGAGCCTCGGTCTCGACAATGATCTCTGTCTCGATGTTGTCGTCGTCGTTTTCGGTGCTCATGAACGCCCTCACACGTGTTGAATGTCGTCGGGTTCGATGATCGTGGCGATGACCTCATCATCGTTAATGATCCGGACCTCCCCGCCATCGATCTTGAATCGCGATCCGGCATAACGCCCGATGCAGACCCACTCGCCCTCTTGGCACCAAGGCTCGGCGTTTTCGCCAAACTTGTTGGGGTCCTTGTAAGCCAGCGGCCCAAGTCGCATGACGTAGGCGACGACTGTCGCCAGCGCCTCCCGCTCTCGGACCTGATCGGGAAGGATTAGACCCCCGTCGGTCTTCTCCTTGCCGCGGTACGGCATGACAAGAACGCGCCAGCCCGTGGGCTGCGGCAGTCGGTCAAGGAGAGGTTTGTCGAGAAGGCCCGGATCAAGGACCCGTTCCTCGGGCTTGACGTAGGGGGACGTGGCTGGCGCGGTATCGCTGACCGCCTTGTCCTTGTTGATCCGTGCTACGACGTGATCAGGAAGATATAGCTTCGAAGGCATCTTCGGTCTTTCTCTCCAGCAGGGCTTTAAGTTCTTCTCTGGCGTAGACGAGGCCCCGTATCTCGCCAACCATACTCTGGTACTGTTCCCAGTTTCCCGGGGAGCCAGAAGCGACCATCTCTACGAGGTCATTTTCCCGCTCTCTCAAAGCTTTATACAGCGCTTTCGACAGGCTAACAACATCCATGCAAGAACCTCCGCATAAGTTTCTTGTTCATCGCATGAAAGTGTCAGCCTGTCACTTCAGAAAACACCAGAGAAACGCTGCGGCCGTGCAATCCGACTGAAGGCTGTCGTGATTGTCGGCTTCGGTTTCGGAGGTGCTGGAGGTGCTGGTTTCTTGGCCATCACGCCATCCCCTTTGCTCGACGCTGTACGTCAATCCGCTCGCGGTTTACCTCGTTGCGCTCGTCCGCGATCTGCTCCTGCAGGTCCAGACGGGCAGCGTCCGTGACGGCGCGCTGCTTCTGGTTCGCCACGTCAAGCATAATCTGCGCCTGATCCATCTCGGCCTTACGCTCTTCGGACTGGCGCTTGAGCTCCAGTTCCCGCATGCGGATGAGAACCAGAGGGTCGGACATCGGGTCTTGGGCCTGAGGGATAAGACGAGGCATCAGCTCTTCAAGAAGCTCACGCTGACGGTGCGCGACAAGACGGTCCATCTGCGACGGGTCCTGCATGCCCGCCTGCAGCTGCTGCAGTGCGGCATCCATCGTCTGCTGTGGGGCCTCCCCACGATCAACGCGGGCCTGAGCAGCCTCGACAGCCTGAACGATCTGGGCTTGGACGTTCATCCGAGCCTTGAGACCGAGGTGCTCCATGAGGTGCGCATAGAACACGCCCATCGCCGAAGGCGAAGTGGCGACCAAGGGGGCCTTCATAAACGCCAAGTGGACCTCGATGTGTGCGTCATGATCCTGCTGCGGAAAGGCCTGCGCCAGTTCGCCCATCAAGATGCGGGCGTTCTCTGTGACCGGGTCCACGGGCTGCGGCTGCGGAGGCGGCGGCAGAACTTCGTCAATGTTCTGAACCTCAAGCGCCTGATACATCCGACGGTACGCGGCATGCAGGTTGTGCATCTGCGGGGCAGACTGGGCAAGCTGCAGCTGCGTCTGGGCCAGAGTAACCCGCTGGGCCATCGAGAAGATGTTGGGGTCGCTTACCGGAACGACGTCGATACGGTCGTCAAAGTCGGCCGCAAACACCGTCCGCTCAGCGCCCGCAACCTCGTAGGGGTATTCCTGCGGCAGGTTGTCGGCGAAGATACGGGCAAGGATTTTGAACTCGCAACGCTGTGCATAGTGCAAGCGCTTGTGAATCGCCGACATAACCTTCATGCCGCGCTCGAGAAGCGCGACGGTCGTTCCGACGGGCGCTTCTTGGTTCATGCTGCTGGTCTGCTCATCGGCCAGAGAGATGAACCGGCGGCCGCCGTCGATCAGGCTGCCGAGCAGCGTGGCCAAGGTAGCGCTGGGCTCCTTGTACGGCAGCGGGATGATCGAGTTGCGGATGTCGCCGCCGGGAGCGTCGATGTCCCGGAACTCGCCCGGCTGGATCGGCTCGTCGCTGTTGCGGACGCGGATGCCCCGGGCCTTGAAACCGGCCGGTAGGTTGGCAAGGGTGCCTGCGTCGATAAGCTGGCGAAGAATAGACGTCGCCGCCCGGCCGAGGCCTCCAAGCATGTGCACGAGACCAAAGCCGTAGAAGCCAAGACCCGGCATGAACTTGTAGTGCACGAAGTACTGAAGCTTCTTGGCAAGCTCGGTGTTTTCCTCGAAGTTCCGGCGAAGAGACAAAATCCGGGACGAGCCCTTGTCCAGCGTAACGATGTAGGGCAGCTGGATTCCGGTGGGATTACCCTCCGGATCGAGGTCTTCAAAGCCCTCGAGATCAAGGTTCACGTGCATCTCGAGAAGTGTGTAGGTGTCTTCCTGATGGGACCGCGAAGTCCCTTGGAGTTCGTCCACCTTTTCGCGAACAGGGTCCAACTCGCCGTCGTAGAGCGAGAGCTCCACGTCACGGTACGTCCCAGACACCTGCATCTTGCGGATGTCGTTCTTGTCCATCCGGAGGACATGGGTCACGCGCGGGGTCGTGTTCAGGTCCGTTGCCGAGTACGGGACGACGATGTCCTGCGCCGGGACAAACTTGGACACCGGGCGCTGCATGGCAACGTCCCAGTAGACCTTCTTGAAGCAAGAGCCGGAGAGGGGCAGATAGAACAGCAGCTGATCCATATCCGGGTCATACTCTTCCATGACCTCGGTGATCTCGTAGTTCATGAAGTCCTTGACGCGGCTGGCTTGTGCCTCGCGCTCAGGGTCCTGAAGGCCCATAACCGAGGCCTTGACAGGGCCTCCCGCGGGCAAGAGTTCCTTGTAGGCCTGTGCCTGAAACTGTGTGACAGACTCGGCGATCATGGGGTGGGTTACACTGGATGCGCCTTGGAAAGGCTCCGTGCGCTCGACAGTCTTTACCCCAAGCAGGTCAAGCCCCTTGGTGTAGGTTTCCTCCCAGTCCGAACGGGACTGGAGGTCGTCCTCGTACGAGGCCAGAAGGTCAGAAGCGATCTCCCTTAGGTACGAGTCCTCCAAGTACTCGGCCAAGTTCGCGTCGTGCGCGATGACCACTTCCTCTTCCAAGGCGGCAAGCGCTTCGGCGATGGCCTGAACGGTCGCTCCACCGTCCGCCTCTTGAGTGACGATTGCGCCACCCGAGAAGTCGTTGAGCGCAGGGAGCGATATCTCGGCCTGCGGAAGTTCTTCATCCATGCCCCCTTGCATGAATCCGCCATCGGTCAAAGAACCAGCCATGCGCGGTGCAACAGCCATTAGTAGTACTCCCGTTTGCGTGGGATGAAGTCATCCCCGGCTTCTTCGCCATCTAATGCCACAAAACCGCCCTGACGGAAACGCATAAGGGCCAGCGTCATACTATCACAGAAGTCGTCGTGATCACCATTCGGAAAAGAGGTGACTTCTTCGACCACGTCTTCGGTGAAGGCTTTGTCCTCGGGGGCCCACACGAAGCCTGCCTCAAAGAGCGGAGCAACCATGTGCATCCGGCTCACCTTGTCTCGTCCCCCGCCCCGGCCGCCCGGGGAGAACCCGACGGCAGGGATGTTTTTCAGACGCAACTCGTCGATGAGCGGCTGGCCGGTGGCCTTAGCTTCGACCAGAACCATGTCAGGATTCCAGTACTCGTGCTCGTCAAAAGCGATCTGCTTCAGCTCCGGAAAGCTCCATCGGCCGCGCTGGGCGTCGAGCAGGATGATGTGATCCGGGCCGTCGATCTCAGGCTTGAAGATGCCCCACGTCGTGATCGCCGAATAGTCGGCGCTCTCCTTCTTTGAGAACGCGGTGTCGTAGGCCTGCAAGATGTAGTCGAGCCGCGGCACTTCCTCCTGCTGCCACATCCGCCACCACTCCTTGCGGATGATCCCCGCGTCGGAGGTTGTCGGCTGCTGCTGCCACTGCGCCGACCACTTGGCCAGCGGGAGCGACGCCTTGATGGACAGAAGCGCGTTCTTGTCCCAAAACTCCGGCCAGAGGGGCTCTCCCGACGGCATGAGGGCAGGGAACTCCACAACCTCCCACTGGTCCGACATGACGTCCGAGCCCTGCGCTTGAAGCAGACGACCGGTCAGGTCACGCTTTCCCCAGCGCGTCATAACGACGATGATCGCACCGCCGGGCTGAAGACGCTGGCGGGGGCCAGAGGTGTACCACTCATAGGCGTGGTCAAACGCCGTGTCGGACAAGGCGTCCTGTTCCGAGTGCGGATCGTCGATGATGAACAGGTCAGCGCCCCGGCCGGTGACAGCCGCGCCAACACCGGCAGCGAAGTATTCGCCGAGCTGGTCCGTCTGCCATCGGCCCGCGGACTTTGAGTCTTCCTTCAGGTTGGTCTTCGGAAAAATCTCTTTGTACTTGGGGTCGTCAATCAGGTCTCGAACCTTGCGGCCGAAGCGGACAGCGAGTTCCGTGTTGTGCGTGGCCTGAATGATCTTGAGCTTCGAGTTTCGGCCCAAGAACCACGCAGGCATCAGGAACGAGGCAAACTCCGACTTCGAGTGACGAGGCGGCATGTTAATGATCAGCCGCTTCAGTTCCCCGCGCGCCACGCGCTCGAGCTTTTCAGCGATGATCCGGTGGTGCCGCCCCTCGATGAAGTTCTCGTAGACGTGGTGGGCGAACGCCATGAAGCTGTCCTGCGCCTTGTCGCGCAGGTCCAGCCTCTTTTTCGCTTCTGTCAGCAGGAGCAGCTCTTTGAGGGCTGCTTCTGGGAGGGTTTCAAGACTCATGGGACCTTTATGTCTTTCTTTCTGCTGCAGTGCTTACCCCCGCACCCAACCTTTCGGGGGTGTGTACCCTCCGTTGGGGGCGTTGAAGACTTCTCCTGTCGTGGGATTCACGAACCTAACGAACGCCTGCGTAGTGACACTGCCCGGAGGCGGCGGAATAAATCCTTCTGGCATGTCCCCCCACCAGGGCTCGAACCCAGCGTTCGGAGGGGTCGGAGGAGTCGGCACGGTTACCTGCGCCCCAGAACCCGGTACGTAGGGCCGGTAGTTGGCAAGAGAGCCTACCCCGACAGGCTGATAGAACGGAGCAACAACAGGGCGGACCTTTGTCGCCGAAGTCTGCGGGACGCAGGCTGTGGTTCCGTTCGGATACGTGACCAAGCGGTAGCCCGGAGGGCAGGACGACGGGCCCGTGGTGGTTGGCGGAGTGGTGGTGCCAGCACCCGGAGTTGCACCAGCACCAGCACCAGCACCAGCTCCAGCTCCAGCTCCAGCTCCAGCTCCAGCTCCAGCTCCAGCTCCAGCTCCAGCTCCAGCTCCAGCTCCAGTGCCAGTGCCAACCGCAGTCCCACGATACCCGGCGTCAAACTCACCTTGACGACGGAGCAGCTCTTGGAAGCGCTCAAGCTCGGACACCCGGCCAGATACGTCACTAATACCAGTCTGCAGTGTTCCGGTGCTGGTTCTGATCTCGCCGAGGATGTCCGATCTGGTCTGGTCCAGCTGGCTCAGGATACCTGTTCTGGTGGTGCCAAGGTCTCCAGCAACCGCATCAACAGCCGATTGCAGGGCGTCGGCGCGGCTCATGCCAGAGTCCTCGAGCTGCGAAACTCGGTCCATGATGTTCTGCTCAAGGCCAGTCAACCGGCCGCCGAACTCGGTTTGAACATCGCCGATCCGGCCGATCAAAGACTGCTCGGTCTGGCCGATGGAGGTCAGGAGTTGGTCGCGCGTCGTTCCAACACTCGACGCGACAGAGTCTACGGCCGACCGCAAGGCCTCGTCCCGAGACATCCCGGCGGCCTCGTTGGCTGCTACACGCTCGTTGATCGCCTGCTCCACCGCCGAAAGCTGCTGGCCAAACTGCTCCTGCGCGGAGCCGATTCGGCCGATCAGGGACTGCTCGGTCTGGCCGATTGCCCCCAAGAGTTGGTCACGCGTCGTCCCAACACTCGACGCGACAGTGTCGACAGCCGACTGCAAGGCCTGATCCCGAGACATCCCGGCCGCCTCATTGGCTGCCATTCGCTCAGAAATCGCCTGCTCAACAGCCGTCAGGTTCTGGCCAAGACGCGTCTCCGTCTCGCCCAACTGTTCCCCAAACTGCCGCTGAACGTCAGCAATCCGGCCAGAAAGCGTTGCCTCCGTCTGACCAATAGACCCCAAAAGTTCGTTACGGGTCTGGCCAACACTCGATGCGACAGAGTCAACAGCCGACTGCAAGGCCTCGCTTCGAGACATCCCGGCCGCCTCATTGGCTGCCATTCGCTCAGAAATCGCCTGCTCAACAGCCGTCAGGTTCTGGCCA